AATTGCTTTAATTCTTTCTTGTTCATTTAATCCTCTAAAATTTCGTTTAGCATTCTGTTTAGTTTGTATTTCTTGTCGAAAATATCTGTTTCAATTCTGATATTCTTGGCTTCTTGGAGAGCCATAAATGCGTTAGGAGTAGAAGGCTCGCTAACAAAATCAAAACAAATGAGTTGAAGATCTTCTTGTACCATCGTTTTTCCGTTCGATTCATTGACAGAACCAAGAGCCCGACTACTAATCCCCAACTTAACACCATCATTGACAAGCTGTTGTAAAATCTTTCCAGAAGGCGTATTAAGGATTTTAACTTTTCCCATAACATTATTGCCATCCCACCATGCGTCTGTAACCATATGCGAAGCGTTCTTAAGGTTGATAACAGAATCATCTGGGTGATCCAACTCTCCCAACGCTCTGTTGTCTTTTACAAGCATCATATAGTTCTTCATTTCTCTTTCGAGGATCTTTCTAGGATACACTCGTCCGTTTCCATTCTGAACTTCTGCTTCTTGAAGTTTACCTGTCAAGATCATTCCACCATTAGCAACATATTTCTTTTCTGCTTCGGTAAGCATGTCTTGGCAAACACCGCCTTCACATAATTCATAATATTCTCTTAATAAAACTTTACTCATAGTCAGCACCCGTTTTTACATCTTCTTACTGGTTGTAACATCCATTTAATCATTATACTTCTCCTCTGATCATATCTCTATCTGATTTATTCATTTTGAACAATTCTGATGCACCCGGAACTTCTTGTTCCAATTTAGCAGCTAATTGCTCATCAACCTCTACAATATACTCACTTTCTGAAAATCCTAAGTCTTCATTAAGCTTGGAATATGTAGCTCGGTTTCCACCTTGCCTGATTCCTGAAGTTCTAGCTTCGGAGCCTAATTGCTTGACTAGTTCAAACAATGCTTTTCTATTAGGATCTTCCATTCTTTTCTTACTTCTGTTTAAAATACTAACAGCATCTTGCACATCTCTCGCAGAGAATGTAGCTCCTTGTTCATGAGAAGCCTCAATCTCTCCTCTACCCAGAAACTTTAATCCGGGAAGTTTGATCAAATACATCCCACCTTTACCCACAGAGGCAACAACCAAGAAAGGCTGTCTTGGTAATACAACACCAGCAACACCTCTCTCTGACACGACTTTAAAGATTTGATCGTTCATTACCTCATCAAGGACTTGAGTAAGTTCTTCTTTGATAATTCTTTTAATGTAAGATTTTGTTACTTTCATTTTTGCGCCTCTTGGATAGCCTGAGTTAATTTGTTATAATCTTCCATAGAGCGCATGCTAAATGAAGCGATTTCATCCATATTATTGTTAAGTCTGACAATCATTCCGGAATCCAATCCTCTATCTCTTGCCATTCTCTTGGCAATGCTCTTGATTCTTCCTTGAATTTGCTCGTCTTGTCGATCAAGAAAAACTTGAGAACCTAATTCAGTACTAAGGAGTTTCATAATCAGTTTTATGTATTTTTCTTCTGGCTTTAAAGATTTGTCAGCAACTAGATAAGCAATCATCAGGAAATCATCAAATCGATCTACGCCTTGAAAATTACTACTTCTGGCAGATTTGTTGCTGATATCCAAAGTTACCTCTATTCCGCCAGCAGGAAGGCTGATAGGGATCTGCATTAATGCTTGTTTAATATTGGCACTTTCTAAAACAGTTGTCAACTCTTCTTTGATAATTCTTTTAATATAAGATTTTGTTACTTTCATTTCTTTTCTCCTAATGTTTTTGAAACGTAAGACTCTAAAAGTTTTCTATCGACATTCTTATTTTCTTGTAAGAACTTCTCGATCTCTTCTTCCAGAATTTCCATTGCTCTTTTTTTGGGGATTTTAATGTTCATTTTATTTCCTCATAATCTTTAAGCCATCATCATCAAATAACGTACACAATATATAGGACGAACCAGATGATAACCAACCGCAAATTAAAAAATTTGCTAAATTTAATTCAAATGTAAATAGTTCCGTAAAAGGATTAAGGAAGAATAAAATAACTCCAACCCAAAATCCTGTGCACATAGAACAAGATAAAAGTTTCGTATATTTCAAAGTGTAATCTCTAAGCCCCTTAAAGATAGATCCATAGACTAGAATCTGTGTCAAGCCATAAGCTGACAATATAAACCAAATAAGTTCCATTTTATCTCCTATAAAACCGGTTTTGCATATATGACTGGTAATAAATTCCCGGACGGATTGTTCCTTTCTCTCTTGCATGAGGAACTTCGCCCAACTCTGTTGAGTTTGCGTCTGTTGGGCTTGTATAATATTCTTCTTCTTCCTCATCCATCTTCTTGAGGTATTCGTATCTTGGCTTCTCCATTTCAATAAACTTGCCAATTGTGAAAAGAATCGGCTGTAATGGATCTAAGGGATCTTGAGGCTTTACGCCTTCTTTTGCGTTAGGGGCAGGAGGTGTTTCAAACAGTCCCTGTAGTGAAGCATATACATTTCCACCTTGTACAGAATCTCTTGCTATAACCCCTTTCTTGCACATAAAATCAAACAATCTTGACTCTGTGTCGTAAGTCATATCTGAGATTTTATCTTTTGGAAATGCGACAACCTTTTTCATTTGAGGCATGATCACAATATCAATATCCGGATGATCGTACACAACATAGTCACCACCAAGCGTCTGTCTCATATCGAGAGAGAACTTGTAGTCTCTAAGTTTATTCGCATCCCTTGAGATGGACTTCTCACCTACAAATACTTTAATTGACATTAGATAAGTTCCTTACAAAATTCTTGTGTCTTCAATAACTTAAAGAGCATATTATCATTAATTTGTTGATTAGAAAAAGATTCAAGCATAATCCCCAATGAATCAAACTTATCAGACAATTCAGGTACTGAAGTTTTGTTTTCTTGGATCACGTTTTTCATTCTTGAGATCTCTTCGTTGATGGCAACTTTTAGCCCCATCCCGTCGTCTGCGAATGAGAAGATGTATTTATACAAAAGATCTTTCTGTTCTTCCAGAAGAGCATCATATTTTTCGTTAAAACTTTCCACGAAAACTTTAAGAACTAAGTTGTCTACAGGCTCTACTACCATTGTTTCTTCTTGGCTTGTCATCTCTGAGATGATGTTGTTTTCTAAAATAACTCTTGTTTTAACTGGAGTCTTGACACTAAACAATTGCCCAATTGTTGCAAGAGATTTGTAGTTAGGTGTAAAGTTGTTGAAAGTGTCTTTTCCAAGTTCTTTGTTAACTCGATTGATAACATGAGTCTGATGCTGAAATACGTGTCCCGGATGTAGAGATAAGTAAGTTCTCTGTGCTTCACGAAGAATCATGTTCGCCCATTCCTTATCAACTCCTTTAGTTTCCAGAACAGAGCGATAAGCATCCAACTCTTCATCTAATATAGAATTCTTTGCAAAATTTTCTTTGATGATATCAAGTGCGATATTCTTTCTTTTCTCATCTTTATTTAATGCTGCTTTAGTCATCTCAAGGATTAGGGTTTCATATAGAAACGCTGTATTTCTTTTTTTATTGTATTTCATTTTTCTTTAGGCTCCATACTCTCAAGTAGCACTTTAATATCGTGGCTAATATTAAATAGTTGCTTCTCTTCTTTATCGTAAATCTGTTTTTCTTCCGCTTCGTAGACGGTATTAACAATTGAAGTGACTGGATCTCTGAACATTCTTTTCATTGGATCAGTAACTGCTTTGGTGCTATTTGTTCTTGCTGCACGTCCAGCTTCTGAATCTTTAACAGCCTTAACTTTTCTTCTGCCTTTACCATCGCCTCTTGAAACTTTGCCATCTTTATCACGACTTCTATTTCCCGGTGCTGCGAGTAGGGAAGATTCTGCTCCTCCTTCATCACCTCCACCAGTGTCTCCTCCGGCGCCAGCATCAGCAGGGGCTTCTCCGCCACCAGCATCGCCTCCTCCACCGAGATCAAGTCCTCCTCCGGCATCACCACCGCCAAGATCAAGTCCGCCACCTCCAGCGGCACCACCAGATGCTCCTTGAAGTTCTGCAATCTTTGATGGATTATTCAGCAATAGTTTGAATGAAATAAGATCGTCACCACGATACCCTAAAGTATAGAGATGAACCAATCCAATCTTTTCTAATTCCGAGACTACTGATCTTTGGAGCCTTTGAATAGTTCTGGCGAATCTAATGTCTTTCTGTGCTAACGTGGCTTTATCTTCTGTCTGTCCGTCTCCTCTTGATAGATAAGACATAGGAACTTTGAGGGCAGAAAACAATTTATCACGTAAATATTTAACATCGTCAATATCACCCGTATATGAGCCACCCGGCAATGATTCAACTCTTGAGCTGTTGCCACCCCTAACAGGAATAAAATAGTCCTCATCAATGGATAAAGGGTTGTAGCGTAGATCTACACGTCCAGTGTTAGAGTCGATCAATTGATTTCTTTTCATCTGCGTTGTCACACGTTGCATGAACTGCTCTACGTCTTGAGCAGCAATGTTACCAACATCAATATAAAATACACGTCTTTCAGGAGAACGAACAATTCTATAAGCCATCATAGCGTCTTCCAGCAATGTCAATTGTCTCCAGATTCTTCTAGCAGGCTCCAAGACTGAGGTGCCATATGGAGCATACTTATCATTACCCAAAATTCTAAAGTGTGCGATCTGCCAATTCTCAAAAGTCAAACCACCTGAGTTCCACTGGAACTGAATATAATTTGGGTTTGTCTTGTCTTCGCCTTCAATTCTTTCTACCTCATCAACAGGAAGAGAGATAGCGTGCCTTACTCCCATTGTGGCATCGATATCGAGATACAGCATAAAGTCTCCAAACTTGCACAGAGAGCGGCTCCAACCAAAAAGATTAAGTTCTACGTTGAGCACTTCCTCATACAAGTTCTTAAGAATCATCTTAATCTCATCATTAGGGCATTTAATGTTCAACATTGGAGACAACATTGTGGAAGTAGTCATCTCGTCTGCATAAATATCTAATGCAGAAGCAATCTCAGGAGTATACTCCATTTGATCAAAATCTGTATATCTCTCAAATCGATTTTGATTTGCCATAATGTTGGCAGTCATGTTGTCATACGGGTTGTATGACGTTTTCTTGAAATCTAATCCCATAGCAGAATTGAAATTGTATTTATCCATATCTGCTCGCTTATAGCGCCTTTGCATCTGAGAACGTCTATTGACGATAGGAGATGAAAGTAATCTTGTCAACCTTTTATACAGAGTACTCTGAGGGTTTCTTGGGTTCTTTTTATTGTCAGCCATTATATTATCCTTTGAAAATCCAACTAAATTTATCTAAATTACGCTTATGTTCTTCAAGACTCCCTCTTGGGGTAGGATCAAATGTAGAGTTACGCTTGTTGTATCCCTGCTGTCCTCTGATATTAGTGTTTAGGACTGTATTAGAATAAACCATTGAACTTAACATTGCTTTTTGCAACTCCTCTCCTCTTTTGGAAGCGATGATTGCTGTGTCTCTCACCCAGCATGCTATAGCCAAAGCCATAACCAAATCATCGTTATACCCTTTCATGGCTTGAGGTTTACCCAAATACCATACAAAAGTCTTCAATTCATTTAATAAACGTAAAGATTTTACAGTAATTAGTTTATTTCTGACGAACTCCTCTAATTTGGCAATAATTAATGGACGAGATTTTGCTGAAGTTGTAAAACCCGGAACTGCACTAGGGTTACCTATAGCAGCAACTTGCTCTATATACTCGCCTGATCCTTTTACACTAAAATAAATATTTGGATATTCCAACTCAATCAACTTCTCAAGTACTGAATATCCAATGTTATTATTTTCAACCACCAACAGACAACCACCATATTCTCTACCTGCTGAATAAAGCATATTCGCAAAGTCATCAATGTTTGGCTTACCTTTATATTCAGCCACAATTTCCATATCATCTGTATTGACAACGTGGAATACAGAATAGTCAGCTCCATCGCCCCTTGCAACGTCTGCTACTAATACATACTTCTTTCCATCTTCGCATTCTTCCCAGATCCAATAATTCCTATCATATCCCACTTTATGCTTTGGCTCGCAAATCATCTTCTCAATTCTTTCTATATCAGTAGGGGCAATAACAGTTTCTCCAGAAGCATTGAAGTTGCACTCATACTCCTGTGCGATTTGTCTTGGAGACATGTTCTTGGTTTCATTTTCGAACCATTTCTTGTCTCTGTCTGGGTGCCTACTCCAATGTAGCTTTGTAGGCTTGAAAGCATTTACTCCAGACTCCGAATCGACATAGGTAGTGTGGAACCAGTTACCAACACCATT